ACTACTACACCAGCATTTTGTAAACCAATAATTGCAAGGAATAATCCTATTCCTGCGCCGACTCCTAGTTTCATACTTCGAGGTATGGAGTTTATAATATACTTTCTTGCGGGGGTAAGACTCAATCCTATGAATACTAACCCGGCTAACAACACAGCCGCGAGGGCTTGTTGGAAAGTATAACCCATTCCAAATACGACACCAAAAGTAAAGAACGCATTAAGTCCCATACCCGGTGCGAGAGCCACAGGCCAGTTTGCCCATAATCCCATTATCAATGTACCAACTACGGCAGCGATGATGGTTGCTGTAAATACAGCACCAAATTCCATTCCCGTACCTTCGGTGCTTAAAATAGCAGGATTAACCACTATAATATAAGCCATTGTTAAAAATGTGGCAAGACCTGCTAGAAGTTCTGTTTTCACAGTAGTTTCTACCTTGTCAAAACCAAATAGTTTGTTTAACATTAGATTTTACTCCTTTTAATGTTTTACATGTTTTTGTAAATATATTCGATAGCCCTATCAGCTTCTGCTTCCATTGAACGATTTTTGTACCAATTTCCAGTGCTATTGTCGAATTGTTTACATAGGTCAGCGATTTCTTTTGCGTTTATAGGGTATCGCCTTTTCACAGCATTACCGGCTATAGCAACCATAATTTGATACATCTTTAAGTACCATCCTGTGTTTGTAATAGCCTTATACTCATTAGCCACCTTATGAGGCCAAAAAGGACAATTAAGATAACTAGTCCATACAAAATCAGTATTATCCGATTTGTTCTTTCTATATTCGATTATTTCTTGTCGCCACTCTTCTGGCAATCGATCTAGGAAGGTAGTTCCAGTTCCTCTATTATCCTTGTAAGGATATTTATTAATAAGTTCTTTCGTGTTAATAAAATCTTTACCTTTACTGGAGAATATGAAATTATATGCTTTCTTATATCTCGCAGGAATATAGAACATTCTGGATTTATCCTTAGTTGCTTCATCACCCATTTCGCCAATAGATTTTTGTAAAGCATGCCAGAATGCATTTATTTCTTCTGTTTCTATTCTTTGTGATAGTGCGAACACTATTCTAAACTTAGGTTTATCAATAGTACTTGATGCTGTACTATAACAAACATATCTCCAACTAGGGAATAATTCTTCTAGATATTTTTCTAGAGGAACATCAAACGATACATCATCAACATCAACAGCACACCATCCACCCCAGGAAACGACATTATCATTTTTCCTAGTTGAATCTTTAATATAAACTGCAGGTGATATTAGATTAGCATCTTTCTTATTCTCTAATTCTTCATCAGATAGTTTATACAATAAGGCTTCTAACTCATCAAAAGATTTTAAATCCAATCTTCTATGGGTTTTATTATCATATATTCCATCAAATATCGTCAAACTAATCATGCAAAAAAGTCCTCAAGTGAATTTACCGCTTCTGTTTTCCAACCGATAGCATCAAGTATAAGTTTTAAAGGCTCTACAAAAGCTTTACTATACTGTTTATTATAGTCTATATAACGGTGTAAGTCAAGCTCTTTTGGTAAAATATTTGGAAAAGTTATAACATTTTCTTTTATATGATTAGGCATTTTTAAATAACAAAACTTAACCTTCTCGCCATTTTTAATTGTTTCATATTTTTTAGTCAGATTGTATTCTTTTATATAATGATTATATAGTAATGTTCCACGAACATGAATTGGTGTTCCCTTGCTATATATAGTTTTACTGTCTGCCCACTTTACACTATCTTTTACTCCTCTTGGAAAAGATACCATTTCAGGTGGCATAGTAATGAATTCATTTTTAAAATCTAGGATAAACTTTTGTACATCACTTTCTGTACCATTCATAATTACTTTAAATATTTCTTTAAATTTATCACGAATAACTTCTGGTGTTGAAGATTTAATTGCTTCAATACCCATCATCTTTAGTTTTGGTTCTGTATATTGAACACCCTCAGAGTTATGTACATTCAGGATATATCTTTTCTTTGCCGCCCATATACCTTTATCGGCAATAACTTCTCTTGCCATTTCCATACGGGGAGCATATCCATTCATCAATATATAAAATTCATGATAAGAATTTGCCAGAACTTTTTCAAAATGTTGACTACAAAGTTTGTCAAGGAAATCAACAGGATCTTTAGGTTTAAACTTTTCAACGAATGGTTCCATGTTTATATAAACAGAATCCGTATCAATAGCAATAACATAGTCTTTATCTGTCTTTAACATTTTATTGATGTTATCGTTAATTGCTTTCTCTCCCCAACGTATCACAGTTTGTCCAGTTAGGGTTACCGATTCAGCTAGAGCATTATCAAAATATTTAAAATACTTACTCGCCATAGCACCGTATAATGAGTTTAGAAGTATTTTAATTGTATATTGAGTATTGTTTAACTTATTAACCTCATACTTTAATTCTATATCTTTTGTTTTTTCGTATTGAGATTCTAAGGCCAACATTTCTTTTTTAATCTCAGTTCGCTCTTTATAATAATCCATGATAACTTCTGGGATGATACCAAGTTTATCTTTCTTAAATGCTACACCAGAAGCACAGACAGCATACTTGTCGCTGATTGGTTTAGATCTATCAACATTTAAATATGTTGTAACCCCTTGAGGAAATCTAGAGTCAGCCAAAGTTTCTACTGATATATTTTGCTGTACAATAATATTAGGATATAGTGAATTCAAGTCAAAAGATACAACCCATTTATGTGCACCAACTTGTGGATTCTTAACATAACCACCAGCGATTATACATTGTTTACCATTTCCCTTAGTATGGGATTTAAAATCTCCTGCTATGTTAGAATTGGAAGGGTTGTTTATAGATGTTGGTGTAGAACCCCATACATTATAATCAACTTTTTTTATTTTATCAACAGGGGATATAAGGTTTTGACTTATTAACCTACGATATATGATTGATTCCCATATAGCTGTTGTGCCAAATGCATCATTAATATTTACACCACCTCTATATGCCATAGTTAAACATAAAGATATTAAATCTAATCTCTTATCTAATCTTTCGATTAACTCAACATCTTTAATATTATAATCAATAAATTTCTGATGGTCTTCTTTATATAAAGTATAAAGATTCCCATGCTCATCATATGAAAGTTTACCCTCTTCTAATACCACGTGAGCGACATGGTCTAGTCTGTATGATTCTAATTGACCAAAGAGTCCAGTACCAAACTTTTTAAACAGTTCTAGATAATCTGTTTGTTGTAAACCAACCAACTCATATGTATTTTGTTCGCCATGTATATTTTTAAATGTTCTTGGTTTAACTAATTTCCATGGGGATAGTTCGTTAACCGCTCTATCACTTATTACAGAACGAATACGATTAACAAGATAGGGGATATCAAAGAAGGCTATATTCCATCCTGTTAATAAATCGGGCATATTGTTTGTCCAGTACATAAGAAACTTTAATAATAATTCCTGTTCAGATTTACAAAAGGTATAATTTATATTACCTTTAAGATTATCTAATACTGTATCTTCTGGATTATATTCACCCAATCCCCAAACATAATATGTATCATCTTTACTAGACTTTAGTGAAATAGATATGACTGGATAGGCCGCTTCATCAGGAGTAGGAAATCCATCATCACTTGCTACCTCAATATCAAAGTTTACAATATTAATATCGTCAATATTAAATTCTATATCTCTTGGGAATTTTTGTGTGATGAATTCGTGTATGTAATTTGTTGTACCGAATACTGTAAAGTCTTCTACGCCTCGATATTGTTTTACAAATTCGGTAGCAGATCGCATATCATTAAATGGTCGTTTCTTAACATTATGACCGAATATTGATTTAAATTTTGTTTTTTCTTTTGTTGGTAAATAAAGTGTAGGACAGAATTTTACTTTGTAAGACTCTTTTCTTCCATTATTATAACCACGATACAGTAATTCATTACCATACCTATTAACTGATGTATACATTCTCATAACAATAATTATACTCTATTTTGTCATTAAAGTAAATAGATTTAAAATAAAAAAAGGGTGGAAATTAATCCACCCTTATACGGCTCGCATTCTTATTTTAATTTAGAAATTGAAGCACGGTTGAGTGCTATTAATATTTGATTAACATCGACATGTTCTGCGGCAGCATATTCTTTAGCAGTTTTTTCATTCTGCCTAAAAGCTTTTGCTAATTTAGAATTGTCCATTCCGATGTCAAAAAAAGAATTAAATAGACTCATTGAGTAGTTGGTTATTGCTTGCATTTTTTGGTTTCCCCTTTAGATTATTAATTGTTATCTTTCGGGGACGCATGTCTTCTGGTACGACTTTCTCCAAATTAATTGTAAGTAAGCCAGCATCTAAACTTGCTCCTGTAACCTCTACAAATTCTGAAAGCCTAAAAGACCTTTCGAATTTACGACCGCTAATACCTTTATGTACATAAAGTTCTTGACTTCTTCGATGTTCTCTATTGCCCTTAATGGTCAATATCCCATCATGTACTGTAAGATCCATGTCATCTTCCTTAAAACCCACAACTGCGAGTTCAATGATGTATTCATCTTCGTTTACTTTTACTACATTGTGAGGTGGATAATGGTCTTTTTGTAAAGCGATTTTTTCCAAGTCATTAAAAATGTGGTCAAAGCCAACGAAGGCACCACGAGGAATGCTAAATGTGTTTGTGCTTGTCATTTGTTAATCTCCTTTTACTGATAAGCAAGATTGTAAAGTAGGACCCGATTACTCGGTATCCGTTTTTATTTATACTTTTTATTATATACCTTTTAATTAAAAAAGTAAATAGTTTTTATAAAATTATATCATTAATGGAAGAATGCCCTGCGATAGTTATTCTTTTGCTAGTTGGTTGTACACTATGTTCAGCACTACCATTTTGACATATTAAATCTCCTGGAGTTAAAGAGATGGGGTCATAATCTTTAAATTTCCAATCGGTCGACCCAATTAGGTTTATACAAATTAAATAGCTTGGAATTGAAGAACCTATTTCTAAGTCTTTGTGCCAATCAGTACCTAAATCAGCATCACTTAAACTAATCCAACAAGTAACTTTATGTTGTTTAAATATTTTACTGAATAGATGTTCAGAGAAATACTCCACTATACTTATTTCTTTATTGCCTGATTTATATGCGCCATGTTTTTTAATGGGGAATTTAGTATAACCTATGTTATTATAGAAAATATCTTTTTTTCTTACATGGGCATATTCATTAAACTCTTCCCACCAAACATCTTCGTAATCTTTAAAGTTTGGGTATGACTTTAATTTTATAGGATCTTTATTTTTATATGCTTCTGTTATTATTTTTATATTATCATTGCATATATCAATCAAGTTAATTTATTTCCTATATTATATTTTGGACACAATTCCCAATTGGCTTTTTCTTTAAATGATATTATTTTTATTTGTCTTAGAGGTGCTAATAAAATTAGTTTCTCTTTATTATCAATAGTAACTAAACCCCAATCACTCATAAGTTGTGCAATAGTGTTACGTCTAGCAATGTCTGATTCTTCTAGATCTGACTTTTTTCCATCAAGTAAAAATAGTTCTTTGAAATGTACTATGAAATATCTACCTTGTTTATGTAGTATATGGCATGATTGATAAAGCTTCTGGTCTTTCCTAGATGCTATTCCAATCCGTGTTAGTGTTTCTCGGACTTTTAAAAAATCATCGGGTTCGTTGAGAGTTATCTCAAGCATTGAATTAGGTGTCCACTCTACTAAATTATTTTCTTCCACCTTTATAAACCTTTTCGTTTAATTCTTTTATTTGTTGTTTGGAAAGTAGTTTAAGAACCTGAATGGCTTTTTCTTTGCTATATCCATAATACTCTTTAACTACATTCACATCATCTTCAGTCTCAGGTTTAAACCATTTACTGAATCTTTTTCTTTTTCTAATTATATTTATATAAAACTTGAATTGTAACTTTTTATCTAGGTGGTGGTTGATATTCATTTCATTTGCCATTAAGATAGTATCATTAAAATAAGATAACCCACGATTTACCATAAAAGGATTATACCCTTTCTCTGATAAGTCATCAACCATTATATCTTCTTTAGTATCATTTATTGCTTTTAAATATTCAAATGGATTCATTAGAACCAACCTAACTTAGTACCATTATGTGCTATGATAAAGAAACAAGCAAGCATATGTGTTAATACCCATACGGTCCTAATTATAGCGGCAATATCACTTTCGATATTATCATCAGATATCTTAGAACCTATTGTCTTTGCCCATATTCTCCAAAACTTCATGACTTTACTTTCACTCTTTCTCTTAATTCTGAACTACTGAATGAATGTTTCCTAGTATTATAATGTACTTCCATTTTAGCACCATCATTCCATAGTAACTTACAAAGAGATTTTCCTGTATAATCAAGTTCTTTATATTCTTCACCTATAAATCTAACATCTATTATATCTTCATGGGTTAATAAGAAATCTAATAAATCCTTTTCAGTAGTATATGGAACAATCTCATCTACATACTTACATGCGGATAGTTGTATATATCTTTCTACTATACTTTGTACAGGTTTATTTTTCTTTGGTCTATCAATCGTAGGGTCTGTCTGTAAACCAACCATTAGATGGTCACAGTAATTTTTAGCTTCTTTTAACATTGATACATGCCCAGCATGAAACAAATCAAATGTAGAACATGTAAATCCTATTTTGTTATTTGAACTTGACATTTGCCATAACCTCTGTTAAACACGCAACAGCATTAAGTTCGTGGTCTGCTACAAAAGAATTCTTATATTGATAATCAGCAAGAATAAGAACAAGTTGTGGTATAGAAGAACCATCAACAACAGTTTCCATTTTATCATATATATTTCTTATAATAACAGAGAAATCTGTATCGATATTATTTGCTACCCATTGACGCATTTTCTTAAAGTCTTTTTCTTTAAGAGTAATGAATAGATTATTAAAATTAGCATCCGAAACGTTATTTAATATATCCGAGTCGATATTACCACTAATAGAATATCTTTGTAATTCATTAAGAACTCTTCTCCAATCAGGGCAATACTTCATAATCAATTCGGCGATTACTTTAGTATCATACGTGACACCTTCAGTTTCCAGAATGGTTTGAACTCTTTTCATAAACTGCCCAGCAAGGTCTACCATTTGCTTTTTAGTTGCATTAAATTCATACACACCACAACGTGAGTGTAGGGGTTCAATTATTCTATTCTTAAAGTTACATGTTAGAATAAATCTACAGTTATTAGAAAATTCTTCTATGAATGCTCTTAGAGCAGGTTGAGTTGATTGAGCATTAAGGTAATCTGCTTCATCAAGAATAACAACTTTATATCCACCTTGTAAAGAAACAGTAGACGCAAATTGTTTTATTTTAGTTCTTAATGTATCAATGTTACCTTCTTCAGAACCATTAACAATAAGATAATCTAATTCTAACTCA